GGCAAAAACTGCTTATCTTTCTTTGGAAATAGATCTTCACTAAAGTTATACGTTGGAGGAACAAAAGATTTTACAAAAAGTTTTCATGGAAAAATTTACAGGGTTGGACTTTGTAATGCAGCCAACCTTGAGTCAATAAAAACACTGTTTAACTCAAAGGGCTCTTTTTTAGGGTATGAAGATGTTTTTGATTTATACTATTCAAATCTAGATGTTGACGCTGGAGAATATACAGGAAGTGATCCAAGTTTTTGGCAATACGTTTTAGATGGTGGAACTCCAACCGAATACCCAGCATACAAAATGATGAATCACATAGCAAGTTATACGCTGATTGTTAAAAAATATTTTGGTAACTATTATTTTGATATTGCTGTTAAGTCATCTTGGAAAGACTATCTTCCTTTGTCCTATTTGTCAGAATACGTCAAAGATGCTAATGGCGAAGATTACTACGATCTAGATTTTATTCAGTTCAATATCGACTATCCAGCACCATCCAGATATCTGGAAGTTCCAGCAACCCCAGTATCCTGGAGGTATGGTGTGCCAACTGTTATTAACCCTGGACAAAGCGACGAAGTGACCATTCCCTCTCTTTCTGGAGAATACTCTTTTCCAATACAAAGAAATTATGATGCACTAGGTAATCAACTTTTTACTGGATATAATGACTACGAAGATTTAAAGAATAAAGTATCTAAGACCTACAAGTTTGACACATCATCTTCATTTGTAAAATCTTACATCAACTTTGAGTACGTTTCTTCTGGGATAAATACTTCAGATCTATATTTTACAAAATTTGTTCCAGCATCAACTGACGGAGTTGTTTCTCCAGAGTCAGACTGGATGAGAACAAAGTATGAGGTTGTAGACAGCATGGTTATTTATCCACCAAAAGAAGATACTTCAAAAATTGCAATGGTAACAAGACTAGAGTTTGAAGTTGATGGAATTCTAACTCACAATATTAAGATAAAAACTTTAGAGTATTCTTCTCAAGCGTTTAATGACTCATCTCCAAACCCAGTCGGTACAAGATTTGGAACACCAATATATCCTTATAGAAAATCGGGATACTACTATAATTACAAATCTAAAAATCCTTTTACAATATATAAAAAGAGTAGCCCTTACTTATTCTTAACAAGAAACAGCGGAATAACTCTTCGTGGTAATTTTAACTCAGCAGTAAATCGTGGATTATCTATTCCTGTAAACCAAGGTCTTTCAGATAAATATAGCGTCATAGCAATGCAAGCAGCAGTTCGTCTTGACCAAGACTTTTTTCCATATAGCCCAACACCAATATTTGAGGTAGAATCAAAAGATCAATATCTAAAATTCTTTATTGTTGCAAACAGTTCTGACGGTAAAAGAGGAACAATCTATGCAATTAATGCAAGAACTGGACAGTATGAAAATGGTATTTTATTTTACCTTAATGGTAAGGTAGTTAAAGATCCAGTACTTACTGTTAAAGAATGGGCATTCTTAGGAATATCTTTCTCAAGAATATTAAACTTTAATAATGTTTCTGGGGCAATAAGAATAACTGGACCACTAACATTTAATGTTCTTTCTTACTATCAGTCAACCAGTCTTCAAGAAACACAACAAACATCATTTAGAAAGTGGTTTAGAGTTAAGTATGCAGGATCAGAAACGCTTGATTGGAAGTTTTGGACACCCGCATATCGCTGGGGAGGAATGCTGGTCCTATCGTCAAAGAGTTTCTACGGAGTTGACCCAGACACAATCTATAAGAGTTATACTGGAACTAATAAGATAATCATTGATACTGACAAAAAGGTTGCCCTAAAGGGATATGAGTACAACTTTTATCAGGCTATTTCTTGGCAACAAAGTACATCGACACCAGTATAATATGGTATACTTATGGTTATGAATGTAGAAAATCCTAAAAAAAAGAGTAAGCAATTGCCCAAGATGAAGGGTCAAGTTGGCGAATCCCGTGTAAAAGTTATTGAGAAGCACTACGAATGGGGCCTGTATGTATACAAAAAGGCTAGTGGAAAGTGGTTTACAGACGGAACTGGATCTGTTTTAAACATAGAATCAATGCGTGGTGACATCTCACAGATTGCAAAACTTCGTGATGCTGCAAAATATTACGGGGATGAAGGAGATGGCGAATGCATCTTTGTACCAGGACTAACTAGAATCTCAGAAGAAGAATACTCTGAGCAGAAGCAAAGACTAGCAGAAGGACTAATTCCTTCAATGAACGACCTTGGAGCAGTACAAGCAGCCAAGGACACTATTGCAAAGTATGGAAGTGATGACTAATGTCAGATAATTCAGAATATAGAATCCCAGCAAGAATCGATGAACTTGCACCAGAAGATGATACTTTTATTAAGCAAGACCCATTCAATAAGTCGTGGGATGATCTAAAATTTTTCGAGGGACTAGAAAATAACTTTAAGCGAAGAGCAAGCAGAATATCAAAGACAGAAGTAACACAAGGATACATTGATTCATCTAGGGCAGAGAGCACTGGTATCAACGGTGCAAGATCAAAAGAAATTAATCCAGGAACTATTTACAGAAATGGTTATGGTTTGTTTGATGTTATTACACCACCATGGAATCTTTATGAACTAGCAAGTTATTATGATACATCATTTGCTAATCATGCTGCTATTGATGCAAAGGTAGAAAACATTGTTGGACTTGGCTATGACTTTGAGGTTTCAGCAAGAACAATGTTAAAGTTGGAGTCATCTTCAGACAACGATGCAATCGGAAGAGCAAGAAAAAGAATTGAAAGAGCAAAGATTGAAGTTAGAGATTGGCTAGAATCCTTAAACACAGAAGATTCATTTACATCAACTATGGAGAAAATTTTTACAGACCTTCAGTCTACTGGTAATGCATACCTAGAAGTTGGAAGAACTGTTAAGGGAGAGATTGGATATGTTGGTCATATACCTTCAACAACAATTAGAATCAGAAGACTTCGTGATGGGTTCGTTCAAGTAATTGGAAACAAGGTTGTCTACTTCCGTAATTTTGGAGCGTCTAATCCAAACCCTCTAGGGACAGATCCAAGACCAAACGAGATTATTCACTTTAAGTCATACTCTCCACTAAACACTTTCTATGGAGTACCTGACATCTTGGCAGCAATAAACTCTCTTTACGGTGACGCACTTGCATCACAGTACAACATTGATTTCTTTAGCAACAAGGCTGTTCCAAGATACGTTGTAACTCTTAAGGGTGCAAAGTTATCAGCAGAAGCAGAAGACAAGATGTTTAGATTCTTGCAGACAGGCCTAAAGGGACAAAACCACAGAACTCTTTACATCCCATTGCCAGGAGATTCAGATGGTAACAAGGTTGAGTTTAAGATGGAACCAATTGAGAATGGAATTCAGGAAGGCTCATTTAAAGAATACCGTAAGCAAAACCGTGACGACATTTTGGTTGCTCACCAAGTTCCATTGTCTAAACTTGGCGGGGGAGATTCATCAAACATTGCAGCAGCATTGGCACAGGATAGAACATTTAAGGAGCAAGTTTCAAGACCAGCACAGGATAAGTTAAACAAGATGATCAATAAGATCATTCGTGAAAAGACAGATATTCTAGATTTCAAGTTCAACGAACTTACACTTACTGATGAAATTGCTCAGTCTCAGATCCTTGAGCGCTATGTTAAGAATCAAATTATGGTTCCTAATGAGGCAAGAACTATTCTTGGAATGCCACAAAGAGATGGTGGTGATGATCCAGTTGTTGCAAAGCCAGAGGCTACAAATAATCCAGCAGATCGTGAAAGAGACGCCGAAAGAACCAACAATCAATCAGATGGTTCTGCTACTATCGCTGGAAGAAATCCAAAAGGCGAAGGGCGATCATCTCAATAATTGAGATATGCTTAAAAAGGGGCATATAATATATACTACCATGACTATCTCTAAAGCCAACTGGAATTCCGAAGGTGACAATCTAAGGTTTTCTCTGCCTTTCAGTAAGGTGGATAAAGAACGTAGAACCGTATCAGGTTTTGCATCCCTTGACAACCTAGACAAGCAGATGGATATTGTTACAGCAGAAGCATCAATGAATGCGTTTGCAAAATTCAGAGGCAACATTAGAGAAATGCACCAACCATTAGCAGTTGGTAAGATGGTTAATTTTAAAGCAGAGAAGTACTTTGATCCAGAAACAAAGAAATTCTATAATGGAGTATTTGTATCTGCATATGTTTCAAAGGGTGCACAAGATACTTGGGAAAAAGTTCTAGACGGAACTCTTACTGGTTTTTCAATTGGCGGAAGAATGAATAAGTGGGACGACGGTTACGATGAGAAGTCAGATACACAAATTAGAATTATTAAAGAATACGATTTAGTTGAGTTGAGTCTTGTAGATTCCCCAGCAAATCAGTTTGCAAATATTATTTCCGTAGAAAAAGTTGATGGAGTCGATATGGTAAAGGGTGACAACACAGTGATTGAAAATGTTTTTTGGGATACAGAGTCTGGAATTGTTACTGTATCAGAAAATGAATCCGAGAATAGCCCAATCTCTGGAGAGCCAATGAAAAATATAGGGTTCGTTGAAAAAACGGATAGTGAAAAAACAACAATGATAAAATTCTTAGTTGATAGTGCTAAAGGCATTAATACTTCTAAGATTAACAAGGAGGTACAACCTATGACAGAAAAAACAGAAGCAGTTGCAGAAGTTATTGAAACAGAAGCATCAGTAGAAGTAGCAAAGTCAGAGGTCGCTCCAGAGGCAGATGTGAAAGCAGATGCAGTAGAAACTGCAGTAGAAGAAACTGAAACAGAGAAGGCTGCGAAAGCACCAGTCGCTGATGAAGAAGATACTGAAGAAGATGCTGCAGAAACTCCAGCCGATGAAGAGGCAGAGGCTAAGAAAAAGCCTATGGCTCCAAAGTCAGATGAAGTAATTCAGGATTCAGTCACAGAAACAAATGACGGTCTTGAAAAAGCCTTTAGCGATCTAGTATTAACAGTTAAGTCTTTGCAGGCAGAAGTAGAAATGCTTAAGTCTTCAAAGGTTGACGTTGAAGTAGTAAAAGAGTCATTCACAGAAGTAGCAAAAGATATTGCTGCAGCAAAGAATGAATTTGATAAGTTTGGAAAGAGAGTTGACGCTGTGGAAGCCGACACTGCTTTTCGAAAGTCTGGCGATCTCGGCGAGATAGTACAGAATCAACCTGAAACGGTTGAAAAATCCCTATGGGGCGGTAGTTTCCTCAAAACAGCCGATCTATTAAGTTAGAAAATCACAGGAGGTGACAATATGTCGGAACAAAATATAGAAAAGAACCAGCCAGGTACTTCAGGTAACCTAGGCGGAACTGCACCAGGACTCTATCAGGGTCAGGGCGCATTCGCATCTGGATCAGATGCAGGTTCAAACGTACCAGGTAATTACACTGACGGTGGTGTCTTGGGGAATATCCCAACAGCACTATCAGGAGTTACAGATGGTCCAAACGCAGTAAATCCTTCAGGTGAGGCTGGCAGCGGAATTCTCCGCCCAGAGCAAGCACGTCGTTTTATTGACTACGTGTGGGATGCTACAATCCTCGCCAAAGATGGCCGTCGTGTTACTATGAGAGCCAATACAATGGAACTCGAAAAGGTAAACGTCGGAGAGCGTGTAATTCGTGCAGCAGCGCAAGCAGTTGGCGATTACACAAACGCAGGTGCAACATTCTCAAAGGTTGAATTGACTACAAAGAAGATTCGTCTTGACTGGGAAGTTTCATCAGAATCACTAGAAGATAATATCGAAGGTGCAGCACTAGAAGATCACATTGTCCGTTTGATGACAAATGCTTTTGGTAATGATATCGAAGATCTCGCCATTAATGGTGTAGGTTCAGGTAACGATGCATTCCTAGGAATTATGGAAGGATTCGTAAACCGTGTAAAGACAGACGGAGATGCTCATGAATCAGTTGTAACAGTCGCTAATAACGCCTGGACAACAGATGTAATGCAGAACATCATTCTTGCAATGCCACGCAAGTATCGTGCTATCAAGTCTAACTT